ATAGGAACCGTCTGCGGCAGTGTGGCGTTGTGTGCCTCCAGCAGCGTCTTGATGTCGTCAGCACTCAACAGTGGCGGAAGCCCGGCGTTGTACTCGTCGATAAACGCGCGGATCGTCGCAGTCGTGGTGAAGGCGCCTTCAGGGATTTCCGGCTCGATGCTGAATTCTTTTTCCAGCTGTTCAGGCTGCAGCGCCAGCGCATGCACCAGATTGCCCATATCCAGAACAGGAGAGCGCGTTTTTTCAATGACTTTCGAGACGTGGCGTTTATCGAAATACATCAGAGATATACGGGCATCTTTAACCTGAGTCGAACTGCTGCCGTTCGCCGCGTGGTAAACATCGTTCGGAACACCTTCATATCGACCGGGCTCGAAGAATTCAGGCCATTTTGTTGCTTCCGGCTCTGGCTCATGCTCTTCTTCTGCAGTTGCTGATTGCTGGTCTTTCAATACTGCCGCGGTAAGGTCAGGGCAGCGCTCAGCAAGAATGTCGCGCATGTTCACGGCATCTGCTTGCGGAGCAGTTGCATCAGTGCCTTCGCTTGCTGATACCGCATTATCATTTTCGTCTTCGACTGGCTGAGCCGTTTCCATCTGCACATCGCTGGTGGTTTCCCCGGAATTAGCTGGATGTAATTTTTCTTCTGCAGCGCGCTGGCGCGCCTGGTCCACGATAGAAAGTGCTGGTGCTGGTGCTGGTGCTGGTGCTGGCTGGCTATCCATCAGACCATCAATCGAAAAAACACCATTGCCCATGTTTGAAACTTCAGGCTGTTTGGGTTTGGTCAGGTCTTCCGTTACCCAGTTCGGTGCATCCGGATCGCTTACCCCTTCGATATATTCACCGCGCTCAGCTGCGAGAATCTTATCCACGGCTGACCGTTCAGCGACGGCGGCAGATGACACATGCCCGGCTTTCTCAAGCGTTTCAGCAGAGGGCGTTTCATGCTTATGCTCTGTCAGGTTCGCATTGATATAGGTCTGCAGACTTACCGGGAAATGATGAATATCGCTGGTGGCGCCACGAATGAGGGCAAAAATAGCAGCGCGGGAATAGTCCAGGATGCCTGCGGTTTTACGCAGCGCAGCAGACCATTCTTTGAACGGGCTTTCTTTTTTCTGGACGATTTCTTTAGCCCGGCGATGAATGGATGCCGGTAAATTGTAGATATCGAAATCCATCGGCATTGTGGCCAGCGCAATCTCAACATCAAGCGTATCAAGGGTATGGGTGTAGTCAGGGTTGCGATCGGTTTTATTACCACCGCCAGCATTCGTGCCGGTATCCGTTTTCTGAACAGCAGAAATATAATTGCCGGCAGACCATTCGCGAACGAGTATGCCGCGGTCAAAGTGCGGAGTTTCAAACCACAGTTTTGCAAACTGGATACGCTTGCCCAGTTCGTGGCGCTTACCTTCAGGAAATACTGCTTTGTTGGCGCTGGTAAATTTCCACAGGGTAGGCATGTCGGCATCCTTCAAACCCTGGACGTTCTCGGCGGCGAGAATCAGATCCTGCACTGCGGAGTTATCGGTATCCATTTCCAGAACTGCGAGCTCTTTACGGTGCGGAATACTGATTTGATAGACGTGGTTATCATTCGCCATGTACTGCGCCAGCAGCTTAATGCGGAACGGCTGCTCATCAATATTGAACAGGGCGTTTGTATCGTTTTCGTATTCAGCATTGCCGAACGATTCCACGGTATCGACATCACCAGCATCGTCAGCACTATTGTCATCAACCAACTCGCCAGTGACAGGCTCAGAGGATACTTCAGCATCATCGGTGTGATGCACGTCTACAGGCTCTTGTCCTGGCTTCAGTGCCCAGGTGCGACCATCGTCGGCGAGCTGGTAGCGTTCACACCATGAGTAATCGAGAACACCTTCAGCCGGAAGATCGTTAAATACCGGGAAATCGGTACGGATTGGCTTTTGATAGTCTTTGCCGCGGCCTGTTTCGATCTCAGCATCTTCCAGGTCGACGTCCAGCTGCAGCAGCGCGCGGGATTCGGTTTTTGCAGACCGCCAGATTACAGCATCGGCTTTACCCGATTTTTGAGTCGCTTTTATCAGATAAAAATATTCCATGTGATAGCCTCAATTTTGGATGTAGAATCCCTCGGGCCATTGATAGCGCCCATTCAGGGTGTTCATTGGTTTTTGGTAATTTCCGGTGGAACTTTGGTCGGTGTCACCGGACGTACAGCCCGCTTCGGCGGGTTTTACGTTAGGCCTCGTTGGCCATCTGGTCGTATTGACCGCACTTCGTAGAACAATAGCTTCTTTCCCGTGGCGCCAGTTGCGAACCGTGAATGATGAGGATGGCCATTTTTACTTCCTTGCCTTCCTCAATCGGCTTGCGGCAATAAGCGCATTTCTTCTGCATAACTCCCCCTACATCTGAGCCGTAAATGCGGCTGGGTTTTCTGCTAATACTCCCTTTAGCGGGTAACAGTTTTCTTCAACTCCCTGTTCAACAGCTGCTTTCTTACAATCCGACTCGCTGTCATATACACCGAGAAGAACGTCCTGATTTCCTCCAGTCAGCATGCCGACAGTAAGAACCAGTGCGAATAGGCTTCCAGTCATAAAGCACCTGCTAACCATTCGTAGGTTGCAGATTCAATGACGACTTCCTGATTGTCAGCGTCACATGGAGTTTCTTCTCCCTGAACCTCATGAATACAAAGCAGGTCTATAACCTGAACATCCTCATATTTTTTTATCATTAGAAAATCTCCCACAGTGCGCTGATTAGCGCCGTCCAGATGAAGAGCCCGATAACTGCCGAAATGATCAGGGCTCTGATGCCTTGCTTACTCATTTCAACCTCTGCCTTGTCGCCGGCCAGCGGAACGTTACTACCTACTGCGCATTGATATTTCCACCTCATCCCGGCATTCGTATGCTCCGGGCAGCTACTTCGTGGGCGTCCTGCCTTGGTGGGGTGTTGCTGGAGTTAATTAAACACAATGTTTAATGTTGTGTCAACATTATGAGTAATTATGCATAAACAAAAAGTTTATAGAGAGGGGTGGGTTAGTGCAGGGAGTATGTTTATGGGTCTATTCTTTGGTTAAGAAAAAACATCTATGAGGGCTAATGGTATGCGGTATGAGGATGAGTTTTTCGAGGAGATGCACCCGCAAATAGCGCATGTTATCGGGATAGCGGTTATGCAGCCACTGGTTGAGAAGCAAGAGCCGTCAAGAGGGGCGCTGATAGAGATGATTCAGGTGTTGTGGCAGGAAGACCAGGTCGATCTGGCTGTGGAGTTGGCTATTGACATTCTGTCGCCACCAAAAGAGTACGGATAATAAAAAACCGGCGCGGTGGCCGGGTTATTATGTGCAGATAATATCTTAATGATTCAATAGTGAAATCGGCGGCTTAAACCCCTGAATCACTTAAGAACTAATTCATTTAAAGCATCAATAATCTTGGATACGTAGCTACCGAAAACGTAAACGCAGAATGAGAAAACACCAGCAACAACGACGCCCGTTGCTTTAAACGTTGTTTTCATGGATGAGATACCGGTTTCGATATTGGCCAGCCTGCTATCTACAGACCTGATGTCTGTTTTTAGTTCAGCTATATCACGCTTGATGTACTCAACATCAGATTCAAGCTTAGCGATTCGCGATTCCATATCAGGCCCTCTACCATTGCCACTGTTAGAGGAAGCAGAAATTCCCTTCCTCTCTACAGTGAAGCTTATACTACCTTGCTGATAGGAGGGAATTGATATTTCTGCACTATCACCAACCATAAGTTAGCCTTCAATCCTTACATCAATGAAAGACACCGCCGCCCTAGTTTCAGTTTCATTCCCGCCCTCAACATTCAGTGTGGCATCGATGCGATATTGGCCGGTTGGAATACCGTGGGGTAGGGTAATTGGAGCATCGAAAGAAACTGGCAAAAATCCGCCAATAGCCTCAATATCATCAACTCTGAATTTTTTTTGAAAGAAAAATTGAGGATATAACTCATCTTCTTTGGCTGGGCGGATAGAATAAGACGCGAGATAGACCTGGCTAGGCTTTAACCCTATAAAAAATAAAGATATATCGAATGAAATTTCTTCATGCTGTTTCGCGCGAATTAATAAAACCGGCTCTCTACTTGCACCGGGCCCTTTTTGAAATGGGATAATATACGCAATTCTGGCGTATAACATTTCATCATTCATAAGCAACTCTTTGCTTCATTATTCTTCATCGCCCTTAATCCTTCTCCCCATGTACTTGGCATACAGCTCATCAAGCTCTTTGAGCCGCAGAGATACGATCCGCAGCATGTTCTGCTGCTCTTCTTCGTTGGGAAGTTGGTTATAGAGTTCCAGCAACCGCTTCTCGTCCGGGCGTAAACCATCATTTGCATCGACGTCCTGACCTAAAACCCACTCAAGGCTTACGCCAAGAGCATCAGCGAGTTTTATGGCAGAGCTCTTTCCGATCGCTCCCCGCACAAACCAGTTGTTAACCGATTGCGAACTTACACCACAAATTCTCGCTATATCCGCTTTGGATATGCGCTTCATCTCAATTATTTCATTGAGCCTTTGGACCTGTGGGTTGTCGGACTGGTGCGTATTTTTTCTCATATATCACGATTTTAAACTAAATGTTTACCACCTCAACATTCATAAAGTTGACATTAAAATAAACATAATGTTTAATTCTCTCTGTAACTTTAACGGAGTGGTTTATGAACGCATTAGAAAAAGCCATACAGATCGCTGGTGACGCAACGAAGCTAGCAGAAAAACTGGACGTCTCATCTATGACGATTAGCCATTGGAAGCATCGCCATGGGGGGGCCGTTCCTCAGTCTCGGGTTTTCCAAATCTTCCGGGTAACCGGCGTTACTCCGCATGAACTTCGCCCAGACCTTTACCCAAATCCAAACGACGGTTTGTCTTCACAAAATCTGGCGGGATGACCATGCAAACACTTTCCTTTCAACAAAATACCGGATTCAACCCCGGCGCTCTGATAAAGCGAAATCAGGCGAAAGTGGCAGATCACGACGGCATTCGTTCTGCTGTTCGCGCCTGGGCTGCAGCTGAAGGTCAGGATGTTGTTTCGGCATACATCATCGATGAGTGGCGCCAGCAGGGCGGGGAAGAAATTGAATTTCCCGCGGACATCAGCCGCGCCCGCCAGAAGCTTTTCCGTTACCTGGATAACGAGGCCGATTCTGAAAAGTATCGCGCGAATGTGCGTCTTCTGACGCCAGCCATTATGGCCGTCCTCCCGTTGGAATACCGCCACCGCCTGTTGCCTGAAGACAATTTCATGTCCCGACTGGCACAGCTGGAGAAGGAGACCAGCGAAGCGAAGGTTGCCGTTGCAATGGGAGCACCACGTCATCAGAAGCTGAAAGAGCTGAGTGAGGGCATTGTCGAAATGTTCCGGGTTGACCCAGAACTTACGGCGCCACTGATGGCAATTGTTACTTCAATGCTGGGAGCTCTGTAATGGGGATGCCACAAAAGGGGAAAGCCGCGGTGCTGTAACACCAACGGCTTTCTATGCGAATTAACTGGATCAATTCACAGGGTCAATTATGAACACGAAATTACTCCTTATCAACAACGGTGGTGCTAATGGCTAAAAATTCAATCGACGCTTACGGCGCCAGCGGCAAAACAAATGTGCTTAACTTCGAGCCTGAAAACCTGCACCTGGTAACTGATAAAACCCATCCGCTTTACGACGAGCGAATCCATCTGCCTATTAATGAGCCGATGGTACTGAACATCATGGATCAGGGCGTTCTTGAGCCGATCATCGTCTGGAAAGATCCGGAGACAGGGCGCTCCTGTGTTGTCGATGGTCGCCAGCGTGTGCGCCACACCATTGAGGCGAACAAGCGTTTAGCTAAAGAGGGGAAAGCTTTGCTGATGGTTCCGGCAGTCACTAAACGTGGCTCTGCCGTTCGTATGGCACAGGCAATGGTAAGCGCTAACGAAATCCGCCAGGCAGATACGCCGCTGGGCCGCGCAAAAAAAATGGCTGATGCGTTGGAGCGTGGACACGACGAGCAAGACCTCTCTCTGATGTTTGGTTGTAGTGTTCAGACCGTTCGTGCAACTTTGTCCTTGCTCGATGCCACCCAAGCCGTCCGGGATGCAGTGGAGTTCGGCACTGTTACCGTTACACAGGCACGACAACTGGCATTACTGATACCCGAAGAACAGCGGGCAAAAGTGGCAGAAATCGAATCAGCGACCGCTGGCACTACTGGCCACGAAAAATCCCGCCGTCAACGTCGGGTTCTGGGTGACACAAAGCCTCGCCTAAAAACCCGTAAAGAAATCACTAAAGCCCTGGAAGTTGCCACTGGTGAATATGCCGCAGCTTTGCGCTGGGTTCTTGGTGATGAACCTTCACCAATTTAAGTATTCAACGGGGTTTCTATGCGTGATTACGGCAAGGTGCACACATCTTTTTGGATTAGCGATGGAATGCGTC